TAAATTATGGACCATTTAAGAACATTCCCTTAGTGAAAAATGCTGATGCTGTAATCACAGACAGCGAGATTTACAAAATGAAATTAGTACCTGCAACTAAATATGCAAATAGTGTGACTGTAAAAAATGAACCTGTCCTTAGCCAAGATTTTTCAGAGCCTTTTACAATCGCATATCAAAGTAATCTTGAAAACTTAAAAAGTTTGCCTGACCCTGTTTACCCGATCTATGTTCCATCAAAGAGCAGAGCCGACACTATTCTCACAACTAAATGTTTAATTGAGGCTAAAGTTGAGAATTACTATGTTGTGGTTGAACCTCAAGATCAAGACTCATACGAAAAACAATTTGATAAATCAAATATTTTAGTTATGCCTGAAAACAATAAAGGGATCGCCTATGTTAGAAATTTTTGCAAAGAACACGCCAAAGCAAAAGGGTTTAGTTATCATTGGCAAATAGATGACAATATTCAATCCTTTGCTATTAGACAAAATGACCAAAACCAAAAATGTTTAATATCTGATGCCCTCAAAATAATTGAATCAACTGTAAATCAATTCACAGGAATAGGTGCAGCGGGAATGAAACACCAAGTTTTTGCGTGGTCGGAAAAAAATGATATTGGTTACAACCGACAGGTTTACACATCTATGCTGATATCAACTGAACCTAACATAAAATTCAGAGATGGTTTGATTGAAGATGCTGACTATAATTTACAAATTCTTTTTGACGGCTACGCTGTTGTATTGTTTAATAGAGTGGTGATGAATAAAATTACTTCAATGAAAATGCAAGGTGGTAATACAGAGATCTCTCACGCAAACGGTGGTAGAGAAAAAAGAGCAATTGCAACACAAGCCCAATGGCCAAATATTTTTAAGTTAAAACAAAGCAAAGATGGTCCACGATTAGCGCCTAGTCGTGTTTGGTCAACTTTCACTCAAAGACCAGTTCCAAAGGTTTTGTAATGGGGCAACGTGGTCGACCACCTAAACCCATAGAGGTCAAAAGAATGTTAGGCAATCCAGGAAAGCGACCTTTGCCTGAAACCAGCAACATTGTTCTGTTACCTGCTGTAAATGAAATTCCTGAACCTAATCGACCACTGTTTAAGTTTGGTCGTGAACTTTGGGATCGTGTTTGGACAATGGGTCATACTTGGTTGTCTTATTCAACTGATATTGATTTGTTGTTAATCGTCTGTGAACAATTAGATGAAAGAGCAAAACTGCGAACAAAAGTTTGGAATGATGGCAGATTAGATGAACGCAAAGCATTAAGATCTTTAGAAAAACAAATTGTTGAAAACCTGTCGTTGCTTGGATTTACCCCAACAGATAGATCTAGACTTGGTATTGCTGAAGTGAGAAAATTGTCTAAACTTGAGGCTCTGCGTGAAAAATACAAAGACTAAAAAATTTGATCCTGCTTGGTTAACTCCTGTGTCCAAGCAAGACTTAAAAGACTCAAGAGGAATACAGGTCGCTGATTTTATTAACACTTTTTGTGTGCAAACAAAAGATACTGTTGCAGGTCGCGCTGGAGAAAGAATTGTTTTAAGAAACTGGCAAGTTGAACTGTTAAATCACATTTTTGCTGTTGAGCAAAATAAATTAAAACACAGATCAGCCCTCGTGGGCATGGCTCGAAAAAATGGAAAATCGGCGCTGTCCTCAGGTATTGCTTTGTGGGGTTTGTTTCTTGGAGAAAATGGTGGTGAAGTTTATTCTTGTGCCGCAGATAAAGATCAAGCCAAAATTGTTTTTAATGATGCAAAGAAAATGATTGAAGCAGAACCAGATCTTATGGGGCAGGTCAATCTTTATCGGGATGTCATTGAAGTTCCAGCCACAGGCTCTATTTATCGCGCTTTGTCTTCTGAAGCATTTACAAAAGAGGGTCTGTCCCCATCTCTTGTTATTTATGATGAACTACACGCTGCACCAAATCGTGAACTTTATGATGTTATGCAACTTGGTATGGCTGCAAGAAGATCTCCTTTGTTGTTAGCAATCACAACTGCTGGAGTAAAATCAGACAACACAGGTCAAGATTCAATTGCTTACAACTTGTATCAATATGGACAAAAAGTTGCTCGTGGTGAAGTTATTGATCCAACATTTTTTATGTCTTGGTGGGAAGCGAACGCTGATGCCGATCACCATTTACAAAGTACTTGGGAATTAGCCAACCCAGGCTTTGGTGATATCAATGATCCAGAAGATTTTAAGTCAATGGTGAAGAAAACTCCTGAATCAGAATTTAGAACAAAGCGTTGTAATCAATGGGTGTCATCTCAAACTGCTTGGTTGCCTAATGGAAGTTGGGAAAAATTAGTTGGGGAAAAAGAGTTGAATCACGAAACTGAAGTTGTGCTTGGTTTTGACGGATCTTTCTCTGGTGATGCTTCTGTAATTGTTGGGGTGACGATTGAAGAACAACCACATGTTTTTCTGGTTAAGGCTTGGGAGAAACAACCAGAGGACACAGATGATTGGCGCGTGGATTCCTTAGATGTTGAAAACTCAATCATTGAAGCGTGTCAAAAATATCGGGTGAGAGAAATCGCTTGCGATCCTTTTAGGTGGCAGAGAACAATGCAAGTGTTACAAGATCTTGGTTTGCCTGTTGTTGAATGGCCGTCTACATCTGCGGCAAGAATGATTCCAGCGTGCGCAAAGTTTTATGATGCCGTTGCAGGAGAAAAATTAAATCATGACGGCAATCCCTTAATCGCGCGTCACATATCAAACGCTGTTGTAAAAACAGATAGACTTGGACCACGAATCGTAAAAGAGCACAGAGGATCTCCACGAAAAATAGATGCCGCAGTTGCTAGTATTATTGCATTTGACAGAGCAACTGTTTCTCGTAACGACACAGAACCTCTTGTTCCAGAGTTTTTTTATTAGGAGAAATGTTGACTTCAACAATCATTCAAGTTATTGGTTTATCAGTTTTGTCTTTAGGAGTTGGACTAATTTATGTTCCAGCAGGTATCATAGTAATTGGCGTGTCATTGGTTATTTTAGGTATTGCGATTGAGAGAAGCAAATAATGTTGAACAACCTGTTTAATTTAGGGGAACAAAGGGCAATAAGTTTTCAATCAATCTGGGGCGCAGGTGACTCATTTGCTTTCACAACTGAATCTGGCGCAAACATTGATCAAAACACATCAATGCGTATCAGCGCATTTTATAGTTGTGTGCTTTTAATATCTGACACTATTTCAACCTTGCCTGTTGATTCTTTTATTCGCAGAGACGGCAATCGTGTTCCATATCGACCAAGACCAGCGTGGATACAAAAACCAGATATTGATTTACTAAGAAGTGAGCACTATCAACAAGTTTTGGTGTCTTTGCTATTAGATGGCAACGCCTATGTTCGTATTTTTAGAGATGGTCGTGGGGATGTAGCAAACCTTGTTTGTTTAGATCCTACAAGAATTCAAGTCAGCAGAAATCCTGCAACTAAAAAAGTTGAATACATTATTGATAACTATGAGTCTGGAATTGTTCCAGCCTCAGAAATGTTACACATAACTGAAATAAGAAAACCTCAAGCACTTACAGGTTTGAGTCGAGTGACTGAACTGAAAGATAACTTAGGACTTGCCTCAGCGTTGCAATCTTTTGCTGCAAGATTCTTTGGCCAAGGCGCAACAACTAATGGTGTTATTGAATACCCAGGCAAACTAACTTTAGAACAAGCCAAGAATTTACAAACAGGATTTGATAACGCACACAAAGGATTTAGGAAAGCACATAAAACAGGAATCCTTGATTCAGGTGCAAAATATGTGAAGACAGGGGTAAATCCTGACGAAGCACAAATGCTTGAATCACAAAAATTTGCTATTGAACAAGTGGCACGCATGTTTAGAATTCCACCACACATGATTGGAATTACTACTGCTGGCGCCATGTCTTATGCAAGTGTTGAACAAAATAACATAAACTTTGTTGTTCACACTCTCAGACCATACATCTCTAAACTTGAAGATGCTTATTCAACATTGTTACCAAATGAAGCCTTTATGAAATTTAATGTTGATGGTTTATTGCGTGGTGATTACACAACAAGAATTCAAGGTTATTCCATAGGATTACAAAGTGGATTCTATTCTGTAAATGATGTACGCAGATTTGAGGATCTACGCCCTGTTGATAATGGTGACACTAATCGTGTGCCTTTGGCAAACATCAATCTTTCATCTTCAGATGTTGTTGAACAAGATAAAAAAGTTGCAATGGCTACAAGACTTGTTGCTGTTGGTTTTGATCCTGCTAGCGTTTTGTCAGCACTTGGATTACCAAAGATGTCACATACAGGTGTTCCACCTGCAGCCTTACAGCCTGTTGTTGGTTTAGATCCCTTAGATCCAACTTCTGTGTATGAGGTCAAATAATGCCTTTATCAACTTCTCAAGTTACTGTTACAACTTCTCCAACTTTGTTGGTCGCTGGTGAGACTAATCCAATTTTGGTTCATTTACATTTACACGACAACACAGACAATGTTTATTTAGGTAACTCAACTGTTACAACCTCAACAGGTTTAAGACTTACTAAGCAAGACTCTTTTGAAATAAATTTAGCGCCAGGAAATTCTTTGTATGCAATCATCACAACTTCCACAGCAACAGTTTCTGTAATGAAGCAGGTTTTGTAATGCCATATTTTATTACAGATGATGGTGAGGGCTGTTCTGGTTGGGCAACTGTAAAAGAAGATGGTGAAGTTATTGGTTGTCACACAACTAAACAAGAAGCCATTGATCAAATGGTTGCTGTTTCAATTGCTGAAGAAATTGAGCCAGGGGGAGAAAGACTCAAATACAATAAGAAGAAAAAAATGATGTATCGTGTCTTGCCTGAAAATTACAGACCATCTTTGTCACAGGATGTTCCAGAGGGTCGTGCTTGTGGAAATTGTATTTTTTACAAAGAAGATGATGTTAAAGAATTTGCTGATGGGGAACTGCGTGCTTGGTGTGAAAAGTGGGATGACTATGTAAATGGCGCATATTATTGCAACGCTTGGCAACCTGCAGAAGAAATTGAAGATGAATTAGAAGATGACATGAATGACGAGTCAAGAGCGCCTGCACCTAAAAAAGAACAGATCAAAGGTTCAGATAAAAATAAAGCAGGAAGCGCCAAAGGTGCTGGTGGAAAAATAACATTTGATGAAAAAACAACAACAGGTTTAAGAAACAAAGTCAAAGAACACAATGAAGATATGGCATCCAAAAATAAACCAGATTGGACACGCACAACTCTTGGACAATTAAAATCAGTTTACAGAAGAGGCGCTGGCGCATATTCAAGTTCTTTCAGACCAGGCATGACTCGTGGTGGTTGGGCTATGGCAAGAGTTAATGCTTTTCTGCATCTTTTAAGAAATGGCAGACCAAAGAATCCAAACTATGTACAAGACAACGATCTATTACCAAAAAGCCACCCAAAATCTACAAGAGATTTTTCTTTTGATAACACAAGAGCAATCAATCAAGATCCTCCAGAGTATATGAGAAATGCCGCCAAACGTGGACTTGAACTTAATGCTGACGGCAAAGGTGGTGGTGGATTAACAGACAAGACTATTCGTGAAGCAAGACTTATGGCAGATGGACAAGTTTCAGATGATAAGTGGATTCGTATTGCTGCATGGATCGCCAGACATTTAGTTGATTTAGATGCCCCACAAAATTCTAATCGTGAAGACAAAGGTTATCCAGGGGCAGGTTTAGTTGCTCATTTGCTTTGGGGATCTGGTCCAAGCAAATCGGATGCAACCAGAACAATGAATTATGCAAAAAGTGTAGTTGAAAGAATCAGAGAAGAACAAGCAAAGAGATGGGCAAGTGTTAATATATTACTAAGCAAAGAACAGGAATCAAATATGAAAACAAAAGTTGAACGCAGAGTCAAAAATGATGTTGATTTTGAGTTAAGAATTGAAGATGGACAATCAGATGGTATGCGCTTTGCTGGCTATGCCGCAGTTTTCAATAGTGATTCCCAACCACTTCCTTTTACTGAAAGAATTTTGCCAGGGGCTTTCAAGCGATCATTAAAATCTCGCAACGAAATTAAACTTTTTATGAATCACAACATGGATAAAGTTCTTGGATCCACTCGTGCTAAAACATTAAAACTTACTGAAGACTCAAAAGGTTTGTTAGCAGAAGCAGTTTTACCTGATACCTCAGATGGTCGCGATTTATCTGTTTTGATGCAAAGAGGTGATGTCAACTCAATGTCTTTTGGTTTTAGTGTTCCTCAAGGTGGGGATACTTGGTCAGGTGACGGACAAACAAGAGAGTTGAAAGAAATTCGTTTGCACGAAGTTTCAATTGTTACAGGTTTTCCAGCATATCAATCAACAACTGCAACAGTAAGATCTTTAGACATATTGGCTGACCTTGTACATCTAGATCCCGATATGGTTCAACAAACACTTTCTAAACTTGAAGAGGGTTTAGAACTAAATCATTTTGAAGCAGATCTTGTAATTGAAATTGTTTCTAAACTGCGCGAAGAAACAAGAAGTGACGAAGATGAAGACAACATTTTGACAGTTGATAATGTTGTACAAAAAGAACTTGCGTCATTAGAAATAAAAAGAAAACATCTAGATCTTCTATGGAAGGCATCACAATGAACAAAGACCAAATAAGACAAGCCATTTTACAAGCAACAGGACATCCTCACTCTGGAATAATCGTGGAATCAGTCGAAGCGATTGTGAACGAAATTTGGAAGATCGAAAACGTTGAACATAAATCTTTCAACCCAGTAACCGAAACACGAGTTCAGGAAATTAAAGAAACACGCTAATTTCTGTGCAATAATTATTTTGACAGATGAGTGGAACCACCTCTGTTCATAACTGTTGTGTGAGCCACACAGTAAAAATCCAATACAACTCTCACAGGAGAAACATGTCAGACTATATTAAACAACAAACAGAAGCACGCGCTCGTGCTTGGGAAGAAGCAAAATCACTTCTCGACCACGCAGCAACAGAAAATCGCGATCTATCAGCAGAAGAAAATGAAAAATACAACAAAATCAATGCTGAATTAGAAAATCGTGCAAAAGTAATCGAAACCATCAAGGCAGATCAAGAACGCGAAATGCGTGCTATGGAAGCCATGAAAGGTTTAGAAAACCAAGCAAGACCAGAAGAAGTATCAGCCTCAGCAAAAAATGATGCAGATGCAATTCGTTCCCTTGCTCGTGGCGAAATGCGTTCACACACCTTTGAAAAAAGAGATGTAACAAAGAGTTCAACAGGTTCCCCTGTTCCAACTTCTTTCTATGACCAAGTTCTCTTGCTTGCAAGACAATCTGGCCCAATGTTGGAAACATCAACAATCTTAAACACTGCTGGTGGAGAAAATCTACAAATTCCATCAATTGCAACATACTCATCTGGCACAGTTGCCGCAGAGGGTGCAGCAATCGGTGAATCAGATCCAGTTTTCAATTCATTTGTAACACTTGGTGCATTTAAGTATTCTTTCTTGACCCAAGTTTCACGCGAATTAATTGAAGATTCAGGTGTGGACATTCTTGGTTTCTTGGCATCCCAAGTTGGTCAATCACTAGGGTTCTCAGTAAACACAGCACTAACAACAGGTACAGGAACAGTTGAACCAAACGGATTAGTTAATCGTGCAGGTTCAGCAGTAACAGGTACTTCTTTGAATCCAACAGCAGATAATCTAATTGATCTAGTTTATTCTGTTGATTCATCAGGTCGCAGACTTGCTGGCACAGGCTTTCAAATGAACGCAAGTTCAATTGCTGCAGTCAGAAAACTCAAAGACAATGCAGGACAATACTTGTTCAGCCCATCTTTGACAGCCGATGCAAGAGACTTGCTACTTGGTTATCCAATATTTGAGAATCCAGCGATGGCAACTGCCGCATCTGCTGTGAAACCCGTAATATTTGGTCACTTACCAAGTTATTATGTTCGTCAAGTTGGTGGCTTAAAGTTAGATCGCTCAGATGATTTTGCTTTTGCCAATGATTTAGTTACTTTCAGAGCAACTTTCAGAGTTGATGGAAACCTAATTCAAACCAGCCACGTCAAATTCTTCAAATCAAGCAACTCCTAATCCGAGTTTGGTTTGAGAAAATCGTCTGACATTCAGAGCGCAGGCTGAGTGTCAGACATAAATTGAGTCCATTCTCTTGTAGGGTGGACTCACCTGCGATCTACAATGGGAGTTCTGCGCATGTCAAAAAAACAAGAAAAACATAATTCAAGAATTT